GACTTTTCACCTACCTGATAGACGGGCGCGCACACGAACCGTATCATGGTATATAAGTAAGACGTGGCGTACCCAAGGAGTGCCCGCATGAGCTACAGACCTAACCCGTACTCGGAAGCCTACGCGCATGTGAATGGGGTTCGCGAGTTCGTAACAGACCAACTAACGGACGCCCGAGATTGGGCGCGGCAGGCGCAGCAGCACGCGCAGAGTGTGCTGGGGTTGTTGGGGGAATTTAACCCCAACTACACGTCGGTGGCGCCGCCAGAACTCCCGCCAATAACCCCATACACCCCGGGAGAGTTTGAGCTGCCGGAGATCTCGCCGACCGATTTCGGCAGGGTGGAGTTCCAGGCACCCACGCGTCCCCAATATGCAGCGGTCCCCCCGCTGCCTGGCCTGAATTTGCGGGACTACAACCCTAGTATCCAGCAGCTGGTGATTCCTGACGCCCCGGAACTACGGACATTCACGACGCCCGTCGCGCCGACGCTGTCTCCGGTAGACATCCCGGACGCGCCCGCCCTCGACTTTCCCTTGCTCCCCGTATTGGAGCAGATAACCATCCCCGAGTTCGACTTCACTTCGCTACCTGCGTTTGATGGGGAGCTTAAGGATTTCGATGGCGGGGCGGTAGTTGACGTACTTCAGTGGAGCGAGCAACCGTACCGCCCCGAAGTTATCGAGGATGTGGTTGCCCAACTGCGTAACATCTGGGGTGGCGGCAACGGTATACCGGCGGCTGTGGAGCAGGCCCTTTGGGAGCGCGCCGCGGAACGTGAAGACCTGGACCTGCGCCGCCAGCTGTCCGAGCTGGACGTGGAGTACGCCAGTCGCGGGTTTACGCAGCCCCCGGGCGTACTGGCGGCCCGCAAGCAGGCACTTCGTGAGGAAGCGATGCTGCGAAAGCAGACCGCGAGCCGGGACTTCGCCATCAAAATGGCCGAGATACACATCGACAACGTGCGCTTTGCCTGTGAGCAAGGGATTGCCGCAGAGAATGTGTACTTCAATATCTGGAACAACATCGCGGCGCGGGCATTCGATGCGGCTAAGGCCCAGCTCGAAGCCCAGATGACCGCCTACGGTGTGCGCGTGGAGTTGTTCCGCGCGAAGCAACAGGCTTACGCCACCCGCGCCGAGGTGTGGAAGGCCCAGCTCGACGGGGAACTCCAAGTCCTGCGGATGTCACTGGAAGGGGCACAGGCCCGCGGTGCGCTGAACGAGTTGAAAGTACGTGCTTTCAGCGAGCAAGTGCGCGCGCTACTGTCCCGCGTTGAGATCTATCGGGCCGAGATGGAGGGGGCTAAGGTTGAGTCGGAGTTGAACCAGAACCTGATCAGCCAGTTCCGCGAAGAAGTTAACGCCTACGCCCAGCAGATCAGCGCGGACAAAACCCGCTTCGAGGCGTATGAGGCACGGGTCCGTGGGGAGCTGGGTAAGGCGCAGATCTTGGACGCTGAAGCCCGCGCGTATGCGGCGTATGTGTCTGGACAGGCGTCGGTGGCAGACGTACACGCCAAGCGCGCTGACCTCGTGGTCCGCCAAAACGAGCAGAGTCTGCAAGAGTACCTTGGCCGGTTGGAAGCCGCCAAAGCGGAGATGTCGGCCCAGGTAGCCGCGATCAAGGCTTCTGCGGATGCGTACATGGCGGACACGCAGCGGTTTGCCGCAACCGCCGAGGCGCAAGGCACCAAGCACCGGGTAGATCTGGCCGGGCGCGAAGCGGAAACACGTACAGCGATCGCGATGTTCGAGGCGAAAGTGAAGCAATACGAGGCGGATACTGAGATGTTGATACGTAAGGCTCAGATCCAGCTCGAGTCCTTGCGTAGTACCGGCCAAATCTCGTCCACCATAGCGGCCGGTGCGATGGCTGGTATGCACATTGGGGCGACGTTGTCGGGTAGTGGCCAGCTCAGCGCGAGCGGGTCTAACCAGAACACGGACATCGAACAGCGATCTAAAAACTACCAGGCGACCTTCGAGGTCGAAGGCGGCGGCGCCTACCCTTCTGGATGGTGAGGAGAACCACGAATGGCAAGTGCATTAGGCTTAATCCGGGTAGCGTCGAACGCGGATTTGGAGCGGGCTGAGCGGGCTGAGCAGGCGGAGCGGGACCAGCAGGCCGCTTATGAAGCGAACGAGCGACCCTTACTCCAAGGCTTGGCGGGTCACGTCATGGAGTGTTGGCGGGACGCGCGGGACGCGAAGAACGCGGTTCTGCCGCGACTGCGTAGAGCGCGGCGGGCGCGACTTGGTGAGTACGACGACGCCAAGCTGGCAAGCATTAAGCAGTTTGGTGGGTCTGAGGAGTACTGCCGGATCACTGCCAACAAGTGCCGCACCGTCGAGTCGTGGCTGCGTGACGTGTTCCTCGGGCAGACCGAGAAACCCTGGACCCTGACCCCTACTCCGGTACCGACGTTTCCGCCTGATGTCCAAGACGACATCGAGCGCGAGATTGCGATGGAAGTGGCGGTTCTGTTCCGCCAGACCCAGCAAATGCCGCCGCCGGAGATGGTCCGCAAGATCCACGCGACTCAGTATGATATCGCTGAGGAGCGCCTGCGTGAGCAGTCGCGAGAAACAACCGCCCGTATGGAGCGCTTGATGTCAGACCAGCTTCTGCAGGGTGGGTTTACCACGGCAGTGGCGGAGTTTCTGGCATACCTTACCACCTACCCGGCAGCCATCATGAAAGGTCCGGTGCTGCGCCGGCGCAAATCCCTGAAGTGGGCGACCGACGCCACTGGGAACATGGCTCCGAATGTGGAGAACTCAATCGCCCCGGAGTTTGAGGCTGTTGATCCGTTCCGCGCATACCCTGCACCGGGCGCGCTCACTCCGCAGGATGGGTACTTCATCGAGCACCTGACGTTCAGCTATCAAGACCTCTATGATTTGATTGGGTCACCGGGGTTCGACGAGGACGCGATTCGTGCCGTGCTCCGCGAAGGGTGTGGCGGAGACAGCTGGCTGGGCCTGCGCACCGAGGACGCCAGTGAGGAAGATCAGATCCCGCACCCCCTCAAGGACAAGGTATTCAGCTACGACTGCCTGGAGTTCCACGGCCCGATCAAAGGACGTGACCTGCTGGCATGGGGGGTGGAGGAAGACATCGACGACCCCGAGGCTACCTATGAATCCACGGTATGGATGATCGACCGGTGGGTGATCAAGGCTCAGCTGAACTACGACCCGCTGGGCATGCGCCCCTACTACAAAACCTCATACGAGGAGCTGCCCGGACAGTTCTGGGGCATGTCGCTCCCGGACATCCTGGATGATGTGCAAGGTGTAGCCAACGCTACGGTGCGTGCGTTGGTCAACAACATGGGATTGGCCTCGGGACCACAGGTTGCGGTCAACGTCGACCGCCTCCCCCCGGGTGAGGACATCACCAACCTACACCCATGGAAGATCTGGCAGGTGCGCGATCCTGAAATGGGCGGCAACCAAGCACCAGCGATCGACTTCTTCCAGCCGAACATGAACGTCCACGAACTCTTGGCGGTGCTCGAGAAGTTCTACCAGTTTGCGGACGACTTCTCTCTGATCCCCCGCTACATGGCCGGTTCCGACCGGGTGGCCGGCGCTGGTCGTACTGCCTCAGGCTTATCCATGCTGATGGACGCGGCCAACAAAGGGCTGAAGGGCGTGGTGTCCAACATCGACCTGGGTGTGATCAAGCCGCTGCTTGAGAAACTGTACGCACACAACATGATTTATTCAGAGGACCCGGCAGTTAAGGGCGACGCTCAGGTTATAGCCCGCGGCGCGGTCAGTCTCATGCAGCTCGAATCTCTGCAGCTGCGGCGCAATGAGTTCCTGCAGGTTACAGCCAACCCGCTCGACTCGCAGATCATCGGCCCCCAGGGCCGTGCAGAAGTACTGCGCGAAGTGGCGAAAGGCTTGGAGATGGATGTGTCGAAAATTGTACCGCCATCTGAAGCGATGGAAGCGATGGAAGCGCAACAGATGCAGGCTCAAGCTGCCGCGCAACAGCAGCAGCCCCAGATCGGGAGCGACGAGCAGCTGGCGAATGGCGCCGCGGTGACTGATAACTTTTCACCCAATGCGTTAACTCCTTGACACCTGAAAAAGTGCTATGATAGTTAAGGACATACACCACAGGCAGAGGGCTACATGAGCCGACTCGACCCTACACCAGAACAACAGCAGTCCTTCCTACACCTACGGGGAACCGAGGTAGAGAAGTACCTGCAATCTCAATTCGATGAGATAAAAGAAATGCTTGTTAACCAGCGCGAAGAGACCGACGTGCGCATCCTCCAGGGGCAGGCGCGGTTGCTTCGTAAATACCTTGGGCTTATCCGCCCGTAATCAGAGAAACGGAAAGCGCCGGTAGGCGGCACCGTGAAGGAGATAGAGATGGCAAGTCCCCAAGCAATCCGAAAGAACGCTGAAGCTGCTGATGAGATGATCCGCCGCATGGCTGCGGGGGAACAACAGACCCCGGAGGCAGAGCTGGATACTTCAGAGGGTACAGATCCGGCAGTGCCGGCAGAAGGTACTCCCCCTGAGGCCGATCCAGGTGTGCCTGCACCCGAGGGTGGTCAACAGCAGCAGTTGGATTTCGGAGATGACGACCCACTGGCCAAAGCCCGCGATGAGGCAGCCAAGTGGGAGCAGCGCTGGCGCAGTCTTGATGGCATGATCAAGGCCCGCGATCGTCAGATCGAGCAGTTGCAGGATATGTTGGCGTCCCTGGCACAGGCTGGCCCCGCCAAGCCTACTGAGCCTGAACCCGCCCCTTCTGCATTGATCTCGGAAAAGGATGTTGACGCGTTTGGTGCGGACTTGATTGATCTCGCCCGCCGCGCAGCTCGGGAAGAACAGGCAGACCTGATCAACGCCATGGAGAACCGAATCAAACAGCTGGAGGGTAACCTTACCCAGACCCAGCAGTCTGTGCAGGAGACCCAGCAGGAACGGTTCCAGCAAGAGCTGGGACGCCTCGCCCCGAACTGGCAGAAAACCGACACCGACCCGGCGTTCATTGATTGGCTGAAGTCTTCGAGCGCCCGCGCCAGGGTGTTCGGTACCGCAGCGCAATCACTGGATGCAGTGACACTGGCGGAGTTTTATAATGAATGGGATGGCAAGCAGGCCAAGCCGGCGGCACAGGCGCAGGCTGCGGTTGAAGCGAACCGTGCCAAACTGGAACGACAATTAGCCCCGGGCAAGACGAAGGCGGCTCCGGCCCCGGTCGTTGATGACCCGAACGAAAAGAAACAGTGGACACGTACTGAAATCGCGCAGGCTTATGCCAACCGCAAGGCGATGAAGCCCGAAGAGTTTGCTAAACTCGAGAAGGACATCATGGCTGCGCAGCGCGAAGGCCGTGTCGACTACTCAAAGTAATGTGAGGAAGCAATCATGGCTTATCCTAAGGTAGCTGGCCAGCCGGAATACTCTGGTGTTTTTATTCCTGAGATCTGGTCGTCCAAACTGATCGACAAGTACTACGACTCCACGGTGTTGTCGCAGATCTCGAATACCGATTACGAAGGTGAGATCCGCAACCAGGGTGATAAGGTAATCATCCGCACTCTGCCTACTCTGGATATCCATGAGTACAAGATCGGTCAGACCCTGCAGCACCAGCGCCCGAACGGCGACACCAAGGAGCTACTGATCGACAAGGGTTTCTACTGGTCCGCCATCATCGACGACATCGTCGAGAAGCAGCAGGACGTGGATCAGATGAACAAGTGGGCTGAGGACGCCGCCGAGCAGATGAAGATCAAGCTCGACACCCGCGTGCTGGGTTCCATCGTTCCTGACATCGCGCCCGAAAACCAGGGTGCCACTGCCGGTCGCATCTCTGGCAACATCGACCTGGGTAGCCTCGGCAGCCCGATCGGTCTGGACAAGAGCAACATCCTCGACCTGATCCTGTACATGGGCCAGGTGCTGGATGAACAGAACGTGGAGGAGACCGGTCGATTCCTGCTCCTGCCGTACTGGGCGACCACGCTGCTGAAGATGTCCGATATCCAGAACGCTTCAATGATGGGCGACAGCACATCTGCGCTGCGTAACGGTCGTGTCGGTGTGATCGACCGCTTCACCATCTACAACAGCAACCTGCTGCCGCGCTACAACGATGGTGGTACTCCGACTACCCACATCCTGGCCGGTACCAACAAAGGTCTGACCTTCGCTACCCAGTTGACCAAGACTGAGCAGCTGCGCGCCGAGTCTACCTTCGGCAACATCATGCGTGGTCTGATGGTCTATGGTCATGAAGTGCTGCGTGGCGAATGCCTGACTGCGGGCTACGTTACCAAGGCCTAAGGGTGAGGGGGTTGCCCCCCTCACACTCTGAACACTGAGAGGATGAGATAATGGCTAACTTTATTGCTTATACCGATGGTACGCCGGTCGCCCGTAGTGCAGGCTCCAACGCTGCCAGTGCCCCGGCATACACCATCATCACCAACGAGTTCGACGCGGGTCGCCAGAACCTGGCTGCCGCTGACACCGTTGAGCTGATGGAGATCCCGGCCGGTACTTTCGTACATAAAGTATTCGTCGAGGTTCTGGCAGGCGAAGCAGCGCAGACCATGAACGTGGGTGATGTGGCTGACCCTGATGCCTTTGTGGCTGCTGGTGATGTATCGACCACTGGTACTCGCCTTATGGGCGCAGCTACTGCCGCTGGCAAGTTCTACGATACCGCTGACAAACTCGTTATCGAGTGCCCGGCCACTATGGAGTACACAACCCTGCGCGTGCGCGTGTCGGCTGCTGTCGTACACATGGGTTAATGGTGGGCGGGGCAACCCGCCTTCCCCCTACACCACTGGAGTTAGCACATGAAAGCATTGAAGCATACTGGCACTGGCCAGATGTACCCATATAACGTTGACCTGGCCCGCCGCAACGACATGGTTGAGGTCGAGTTGGACGACAAGAAACCGGCCCGTAAGGCCCCGGCCAAGAAAGCCCCGGCCAAGAAAGCCCCGGCCAAACCCGCAGTAGAGCCGGCTCCGGCAGCAGACGCAGCAGTCGCGGATGACTTGCTGGGGGATCTGGGTACTGGCGGCGACGAGGCTGAGTAATGACCACCGAGGAACTCCTCGAACACCTGCGGGTTAACATCTTGCGGGACGAGGCGGTGCCACCCCTGTGGAGCGACGAGGAGTTGCTGGCTTATCTCGACGACGCCCAGCGGATTATGGCCCGCTTCACGCACTGCCTAGTCTCCACGACCGGGGGCGCCAGTCAGATCACGACGGCTGCCGGGGTGAGCGCGTACCCACTACATCCGGCGGTCCTGCACGTTTCTGCGGTGTACTGTGAAGAGACGCGACGCGAGCTGAGCCCGGCAGCCTACGCCCCGTTCGCGGCGGGGCATGGGGCCCCGCAGGCTTACCGCGCGTCGATCGACAACGCGGGGGAGTTGCTGGTATTCCCCGTACCGGACAACACCTACACCCTGCGCCTGCGGGTAGCCCGCGACCCACTCGAGTCTATGGCTAAGGGGGGTGAGCCTGAAGTGCCGGTGCAGTGGCGCCTGGCGTTGGTTGATTGGGCGGCCTACCGCGCATTGCGGGCGAACGACCCAGAACAGCTGAACATGGCCGCCGCCAACGACTTGAACACCCAGTGGCGCCTATCACTGCGGGATATGAAGCGTGACATTTATCAATTGAACACGGGGCCACACCCAAGGGCTACCGTTAACTGGACGCTGAAAGGGAGATAACCATGGCGCTTTATCCTGACCAGGCTGGTGCATTGGGCTCAATGAGTAGCTATC